CGGCTGTGCCGCATATTGTCCATTATCAAGCTTTAAGATATTAAATGACTTGTGTTCTGGATCGTATTCGGAATAGTTTGTATTTAATACATTCTCATCCGCATGACAATTATCTATAGTGAAGACATACTCCCCACTGTGCATTTTCTTGTCACGACCTAGAAACTCACAACGACCTAATATAGGTTTTTCTATAACAGTCATGTGATAGTCAAAGCAATCCCAAAGTTGTAAAGTATCAAGAGGTAGTTGATCATCTGGATTTATATTTTCTTTCCAGACAAAAGCTGACAATGGAAGCTTATCATATAAAGCGCCATAATCAGTTAGCAATGTCTCAAAGTACAATGCCTTTCCCATAACAGATTTTACAGACACCCACACACCAGGTGTCAGTTCGCCATGACCTCTTTCGAGATCATAGAGATATTCTTTTTTAACATAAACGTAATGCGGTGGTAAATTAGCTACTAAAAACGCCATTATGCTTCATCATCTTGTTCATCCTCAGGTTCTTGTTGCGGCGGTTGTTGTTGTTGAGGTGGCTCCGGTGGCTTAAAGGCATCATCAGGATTCACGTCTGGATTCCCAATTTCACCGGCTTTCATTTCTTTGTCAATTTGTTTCTTCATGTCTTCAACTTCTTCATCGGAAAGCATCATAATATTTTTGAAGACATATTCCTTAGAGAAGTACTCACCAACAAATGGAGCAACTTGTTCCATAGATTGTAATCTTTCTCTAAGAAGTTCGGCATCTTTAAGTTCACTGAAGTGATTATCACGTACATATTCAATACGTAAATCACGTATATATTCGTTCCAGTCTTCCTCAGTAATAATGTTTTTAAGGATTAGTTGCCGCTTAAGCAACTCATAGAAGAGATGCGAGAAGCGCATACGAAGTCTATCAATAAACTTCTGGAACTTAAGTTCGTCCCTTGAAATCTCGGTAGATCGACCTAAAGAAAACTGAGCTTCTTGTTCTAACCTATTGATTGGAACATTAAGTGAACGATATAATCTTTTCTGGAAATAAACTACATCATCGATCTGACCGAGATTTTCACCTCCAGGGAGCGTGGAGATCTCAGTGCCTCTACCACCTTCACGTCTTGGTAACCAGAAATCTTCAAGCATAGACATATGCTTACGATCGTCTCTGATTTGTCCAGTCTCAGCATCATATACTAGTTTGTTTCGATAGCGTGTCATCACGCTTTTCAAATATTCTTCAGCTTTACCTTTAGGTAAGTTACCAACATCAATATAGAAAATTCTACGCTCGGGTGCACGTGCAAGACGATAAATGACAAGAGAGTCTTCCATCATCCTTAACTGATTGAGCGGTTTAATTCCTTTATGGAGATAAGATACAACTTTCTTTTGACTCTCATCTAATAAACCAGATGTGATATAAATTACAGAATCTTTTGTTAATTTAACGCCACTATTCTGTTGACCTGGTTTTTCCTGATAAATGTAATACTCGTCTACTTTTTCAATTAAAGTAGCTCCAGTTACTGGGTCTTTTTTCTTTTTAACCTCTTTAACTTTACGTATTTTTGATGCATCAATAGGTCTTACATCTTGAACACCTTTACCTAAGGCAGCATCATTTACTACAAGGTGATATACTAATCTACCATCAATATACCAACGTCGGAAGATGTCATGAGCGAGGTCATTGAACTTTAACATATAAAGGAGTTCTTCAAACTCCTCATTTACTTTTTTCTTGATGGCATCTGATACTTCGACGTCATCCATATTCAGTTCAATTGGAAAGCCTTCGTCAGTGGTGACAATGGCCTCGTTCACGATATCCTCAATAGCAGCATCAACTTCAGGATGCATCGATGAACCACGATACTTCATGATAAGTTGATGGTTATCTTTTGTCTTATCGCCTTCTATATCCACGTACTGAGCAAAGTGAGTACCGGATGCAGTAACGTAACCCGCACCGTCATCATCGACGGGAGGCACAATTGATTTGAGCTTCTTTTCTTCAGCGTCTGATTTAGCACGCTTGATCTCAAATCCAAATAATTTAAGGGTTTGTTCTGCCATTTATTAAAATCCTATGAATAAGAGGGTCGGGCTTTCGCCCGACCCAATATATCTATACTTAGCTTGTGGTGTTAGATTCCCAATATTGTACTTGGAACTCAACCGCAAATCGCTCGATATCATCGTTCGTAGCATAAGCTAGGTCGATCTGAGCAACTGAAGTTGGGAGACAGCCACGGAAAGTATACGTTTTCAGGATTGACCCATCGCGATCAAGTTGATCTACGAGAAGGTCTGCCTGATAGTCTACAGGTGTTGTAAGACCGGTATTGGCCTGATGGCCGTTCATACCGTTCATCCAACGTTCCATAGCGTTACGAACATTAAAGTCCGTATCGTTTATGATTGTAGGTGTCCATACATCAAATGTACGGTCACCAGCAACTTTAAGCTGCCTACCTCTAAATGGAATTGTAATTACACCCATTGTTGAGGCAGGTAAAGCAGCTGCTTCGCAAAGGAAAGATGTGAGTTCGACGTCTCCCCCTGCATAAGCCGGAAAGTTGATAGTAGCTTTAAACAGATTAGGTCTAGCGCCACCACCTCGTAACTTGGCTTTAAAATCGTCTACTCCGAGAATAGCCATTTAGTTTCTCCTATTAGCGCTATTAGACCACACCAACAACTTCTTCGAAGTCTACGCCGGTTCTAACTGCCACAAAGTTAAGTGTGATGAAGTTAATTGACCGAGCAGGCTTGATGAAGATGTTAGCAATGAATTCGTTTCTGTCAATCACAGCTGCTGTGTTGTTTGTTTCGTCACAAACTACACGGAAGTCAGTGATACCTCGTCTGCCTTGAATCTCTCTTAAGAAAGGCTCAATAACGTTTACGAACTCGGCACGAGTAAACTCGTCGTTGAATTCGAACATAACGTTTCTAGCAGCAATCGCAATCGCTCTTTCAATTGCAAGGAACAATCTACGAACGTTAATGCGATCGAAAGCAGATGGTCTAGAGAGCTTCGTCTTATCGCCGAAGAGTAGAACACCTTGCCCTGGAATATTAGCAATAGGATTAACCCCAGCTTTATACAGAGTATCTCTTTCACTCTTATTAGGAGAGTAGGAAAGAGCTGTAATACCTAGGTACTGACCGCGGCGTGGACCAGCAGGTGAGAACCAAGGAGCTGTGTTAAGATCAGAAGCAGCCATAATACCAGCTGTCGAAGAGGCAGCAGGAATATGAATGAATTGATCATTGTATTTGTCATATACCTTCAGATAGTTGTTATCCATGAAGAGATACGATGATTTAGTAAAGGTATCAGCAGTTGTTACTGTGTTAGTAACTGGTGCTGATGCTGCAACGATATCTGACCTAGCAGGTGATGTAACAGCAACACAATCCTTACGTGTGGATTGAGCAATCGAAACCATATCATTAACGATTGTGGTTTGATCTGTTCTGCTATTCATACCTGGAGCAATCAAGAAGTCAACTTGGATTTGGTCAACGTCTTCGAAGAGGTCAAAGCCTGTTGCATATTCTGAAGTTGTAAGATCTTCCGAAGCAACGCCACCTGTTAGGCTAAATACTTTGTCTCGGAAGTTTCTGCCTGGGACAACGAGAGGAGTACTTAACTCGAAGTCTACACCAGTTGCAGCATCTGTTTCAACATCAATTGAGAAGTCAGAGTCGGTACCAAGACCGAAACCGCCCATATAAACATACTCTGATGAATTTCTAATAACGTCTTTAACATAGTTAGTAGAACCATCAGCATTAAGAGCGTTCTTAGCGAGAGAAACAAATGGGTATCTCTCAAGAACTGTACCCTTTGTACCAGTGAACTCACCACCTTGGTCAACGACAACAAGGTGAATTTCGTCATTAGATGCGCCTCGAACTGATGCAAAATCAGATGTGAGAGGTGGAGCATCAAATTCACTAGCATATGCCCAGTTATCAAACGAAGAGTCTGATGCCGAGTTTGCGCCAATGTAACTGACTACAAGTGAGTTACCCAGAGTACCTGGGTATCTAGCAATGAATGTATGATCTGAGTTCAACAATGCTGTTTCTTGGTTGTCAAAATGATCAAGGTTTTTGACAAGTGGAGCAGCAGGTGTTGCACTGTTATTATCATATGCATTCTTTGCAGCGTCTGTGACTTCTCTTACAAGCTGTAAGGTGCTGGCATACCGTAAGAAGTATGCAGC